ACCAAAAAAATAGATCATTAATAGCAGCTACCAGATGGATTGATAGTTTTGTTTACTATGGAGATAGATGTGATGATGGACAGGCATTGAAGTTCCCAAGAAATAATTATCAGGTAGATGGTGTCGAATTAGCTTGCTCTAAAATTCCTGAAGGTATTAAATATGCACAATATGAATTAGCTAGGGCACTAGCAAATGATACAGATGCTATTACAGGAACTACTGGTAAAGATGGTAATTTTTCTGAAGTGCAGTTAGGAGATTTGCAGGTTAAATATAATACTGATAGTCAGGGAACAGGATCTATAAATAATATTCTTGATGTTTACCCGTGGCTACAAAGTTATCTTGGAGCGTATATGCTTGGTGGTGCTGGTAGTTTTCAACTTAGAGTGGTTAGAGGATAATGGCAGGACAGTTAGATTCATTATTTAAAAACGCAGCTAAAAGTGTTGTATCTCAATTAGGTGCATCACAAGATTACAGTATTACTTATACAAAGAAAGCATCTCCTTCTTACAACACTTCTACAGGGGCTTTGACTACAACTGATACTAGCTATAGCATTAAAGTTCCAATATCTTTTATCAGGTCAGAAGAAGAAACTGGTCAAGAAATGAGACAGGCAAGGTTATATATAACACCAGACCAGATAGGAGATAATCAAGCAGATTTAGATGATGAAATTACTTTGAGCTTTGCTGGTTCAAATAGAGTTGCACAAATAGTTGATATTGACACTAAAAGAGGCGGACAAGTATATCTCTTTATTATTTTGGTGCGATTCTAATGGCAGTTAGATTTTTAAAAGATTTACCCAAAGATTTAGATAGAAAAATTAGTAGAGATTTTAATAATCTCATAAAAGATGTTCATTTTGAATTATCTAATCAAAATCAAACTCAACCAACAACAATGCCTGTATTTACAGGATTTTTTGCTTCCAGTTGGAAAGCACAGAATAGTCCAGTAACAGCTAATCATAAAGTAGAAAATTATGAACCCTGGGCAACTCAAAGAAAAATAGTATGGCAAGCCTTTTCTAAAGGTCAAAAGATTAGACCTCCAAGACCAGTTGTTCAGCCAAGATTTCCTGTAGGTTCAGGTAAAAGAATATTTAACTATAGAAAAGCGGTTTGGATTGGCAATAAAGCTATATATTCTCAATATGTTTTAGAGAGTGGAGAAATTCAAAGATTTGTTCAAGGTCAGTTAGGTCGTTTAATAAAAGAAAATATGTCAGATAAAGGTAAGATATTTATAGGAGGAGCTACATCTGAGAAATCAGCAGGTACTACATATACAGGATTTGAAGCATGACTTTAGTAAACACAAGAGCAGCATTTGAAAAAGCAGTTACAGATGCAGTTGCAGCAGCAGATAATACTGTTGAGATGGTTTATGACAATGTTCATTTTACAACCCCAGGAAAAAGTAAAAAATATATTTTAATGAGTGTGAACTTTACACAGTCAACATTGCAAAATCAGGGAGCAGCTTCAGATTATTACGCTGGTGTTATTCAATGTAATATTTACGTTCCAAAATCAAAAGGTACTTCTGTATTATCAGCGATAGGAGAAGCTGTTATTGACGGATTAACTTCTGTAAATGCTTCTAATTACACCGATACTTTTAGTTGTAAACCTAGAGTATTAGATATTAATGGGCCAACTCCATTGGAAATAGAGGATAGAAGTCATTTTATTGGAATAATATCTTGTCAATTTTCAGCAAACGCCTAGTATAATAGAATAGCAATCTAATAAATTTATGGAAGCAATTGAACTGCTCAAGAACAAATTTGGTGTGAGCCAAAAATATTTGTATGAATTAAAAGAAGGAGAAGAAACAGTTTTAGAAATTTACTGGAATCCATTAACTATTGCAGAAAGAGAATCAATCGTTGGAATGTCTGGAGACTCAGCATCAAGTGAAGATTTTGCATTAAATCTTATGATTCAAAAAGCATTAGATAAAGATGGTAAAAGATTATTTCAAGATGGACATAGAGCATCATTGAGAAGAGAAATAAATGCTGGTATCTTGCAAGAAATTCAACTTGCAATGTTAAACTCTGGTTCTGAATATAAATTGGAGGAAGCGAAGGCAGATTTAAAAAGCTAGAAACGATTGGTTTTTTGTGTTTTTCTTAGCTTCAGAACTAGGAATGACGATTCAAGAACTTACCAGTAAATTAACTCAAGAAGAATATATAAACTGGCTTGCTTACTACGAGTTAAAGAAAGAATACGAAGATAAGGCTTATGAAGATGCAAAGACTAAATCACGAGCAAGAAAACGCTAAAAGCGGTACACTAAAATAAAGTTTTGTTTTTTCTGTGGCTGATTACGGAGTAAATATAAATTTAAGAGTAAAAGGTCAGTCTGGTCTTGATAGATTAAATACGAAAGTAAAGCAATTAACTAAAAGTGTAGATAATATTCGTCAGATAGATATAATGAATCCCCGAAATACAGGGGGTGCAGGAGGAAAAGGTGCTCGTAATGATTTAAGAAAATATAGACAAGACATGGAAGATCTTGTCAAAACAGTTAACAAGTCTAGAGGAGTTTTTGGAAAAACTAGAAATCAACAACTTGCAGCGATAGATGCCTTACAAGAATATTCAAATAGTTTAACTATTGGTTCAAAAAAACAAAGAGCAGCAGTAGCAGCTACCTTGAGATTAACTCGTCAAACTGATCTTGATACAGTTTCAATACTTGAGAATACTAAAGCAAGAAAACAAAATATAGCTCTTTCAAGAATGATTGGAAGAAGAGTTGGTGGCGGTGGTGGCGGTAGAAATCCTTTCCCTATGGGAAATCCAAAAGGAACTGGTGCAGCACTATCAAGTGGACTTATTTCTGGTGCGTTTCCATTGTTGTTTGGACAAGGAATAGCTGGTGGTGTTGCTGGTTTTACTGGTGGTTTTGCAGGAACTAAAATTGGTGGACAAATGGGTGGTTTTGCAGGAGGTCTTGTTGCTACTGCTGTTCTTCAACAGCTAACTACTCTTGCACAAAATATGACAGAGCTTGGCAAAGCATTTAGCGAACTAAATCCTAATGTTCAAGCTGTTACTACTGCTTTAGGTTTAGCTGGCTCTGTAGAAGAGAAAAGACTTTTATTAATAGAAAAAACTCATGGTGCTCATGTTGCTTTAAATATGGTTACTGAACAAATGAATCAAACTATAGGAGAGCAAGGAGTTAAAAATTTAACAGAGTTTGCAGAAGCTAGTCGTTTAGCTGGAAATCAATTTAAAAAAGCAATGACAAGAATACAAGCAGCTATCGCTCCATTTATGTCAATGTTTTTAGTTGATGCACAAAGAGCAGAAAATACAAGACTTGCAAATTTAACAGGAGACAAACAGCTTACAGATATGAGAAGTGAGCTTGAAATATTAGAAGGCACTACTGTTAAAGGTGCTGCTGCAAACAAGAAAAAAGGCAGAAGAGTAGCACAATTAAAAGCTGAAATTATAGAAAGAGAAAAACTTTTAGCAAAAACAGGAAAACAAATAGAATTAGAAAAATTCAGAAATCAACAATTCGATTCTGCAACGAAAAGTTTAGAAGATCAAAATATGTTTTTACAGAATCAACTTCTACTAGGTCAACAAGGAGCAGAAATTGAAAGATTAAAACTTGCAACAGCAAAAGAAATGGGGATTGCAGTTAAAGATTTAACACCAGAGCAAGTAAAACAACTTGAAAATCTTATAAAAACAAGAGATGAATTACAAAAATTAAATGGACTTTATTCGAGTATTGGTTCAACCATAGAAAGTGGTTTAGTTGATGCTATTCAAGGTGCTATAGATGGAACAAAAACTTTGGGAGATGTTGCTCGCAGCGTATTTGGCGAAATATCTAGACAATTAATTAGTTTCGGTGTTAATGCTTTCTTAGGAAGTTTATTTCCTGGTTCAAGTTTTTTCAGAGCAAATGGTGGCCCTGTTAGTTCGGGAAGAAGTTATATGGTTGGAGAACGTGGTCCAGAAATGTTCGTTCCAAATACAGGTGGGCGTATAGTTCCTAATTCTGATATGGGAAGTGCAACAAATATTGTAGTAAATGTAGATGCTTCAGGTTCTTCTGTTGAAGGAAATGAAGCAGATGGAAGAGAGCTTGGCCGACTTATCTCAGTTGCAGTACAATCTGAAATAATATCGCAGCAAAGACCAGGAGGATTACTTGCATAATGGCTACTTTTCCTTCAATAAAGCCTACTTATGGACAGCAGAAAAGATCTGCACCAAATACTAGAACTATTCGTTTTGCTGATGGGTTTGAACACAGAATATTATTTGGATTAGCAGAACATCAAAATCCAAAAATTTATAACTTTACATTTGAAGTTTCTGAAACGCAAGCAGACGAAATAGAAACCTTCCTTGATGCCCGTGCAAACGATAGTGATAGCTTTGATTTTACTGCTCCTGGA